AGCTAAGAAAATTATTAAAAGAGTATTGTAAGAATAAAGCTAAAAGTTCTTATGCATTTGAATCTAATAAAGGTGGAGATCATTTGTCAGCAAAAGCTTATAGCAATATATTATCTCAAGTAGGGAAAAGTTTAGGTTTAAAAAATATTAGTGGGCATAGTTTAAGAAAAACATATGCTACAAGATTATTTGAAGCAACAAGGAATTTAGAGTATGTAAGAATTGCTTTGGGACATAAAAGTATAGAAACTACAAAGGTATATTTAGGATTAAGTGATGAAGTTAGAGAGGGAGCAGCAATTATAGCTGACGATAAACTCTAATTTTTTTTGTACTTTGGATAGGTAAAAAAATACACTATGTCTATTCTTTAAGTATTAAAAAAATATCTACTTAATATAAGCCTTGAAAAATAGTATGAGTAATCTATACAGTTATTGCCTATTTAGGTGTTTTATATTGATTATGGTTAAAGTATTGGAATTACTTGTTTAGAAGTGGTTTTAATGCTTTATTTGGTTTTTACCTATTTAAAGGCCTTAAAAAATAAAAGTACTTTAAAAAACTGAAGGCTATTTATTTTAAGAAAAAAAGAGGTGATTTAGTGGGAAGACAAAACTATGATGAGTACCTAGAAAGTTGTGTAGACCGCATAAAGACTATGGTTAGTGATGGTTTGACTGATAAAGAAATATCGGAAAAACTTGGTGTAAGTTACTCAACATGGAAAAATAAAAAGGCTAAAAATAAAGTGATTAGAGATGCAATAGAAGAGGTTAAAGATACTAGAAATCAAGAAGTAGAAGAAGCACTCTTTAAAAACTGCAAGGGATATCATTACTATGAGCAAGTTCCAACTAAGGTTAAAGAAGAGGTTGTAAATGAAAAAGGTACTGTATTAACAGTAGAGAGAGTTGTGGTATCTAATGTTAAGAAGTGGAAGCCTGCTGATTTAGCAGCACAAAAGTATTGGTTAAACAATAGGAAGAAGGCTACATGGAAAGAAGATCCTAATAAAGTAGAGAATGATAGGAAAGCACTTAAGCTTAAAGAGAAAGAGTTGAATAGTAAGATAATTGAGTAGAGGAGTGTATTAAATGAGAAGTTACATTAGTAGTAAATTAGTTAAGGCTAAACCTATGACTAGAGGTGAATATAATAGCTTTAGAGGATGGGAGCCACCAAAAGGAGAAGATCAAACAATAGATGGATATATGATTCAATATGATGATGGATATATTTCATGGTGTCCAAAGTATCAGTTTGATAAGCAGTATTTAAAAGTTGATGACAATAAGATGTTACCTAGTGGAGTTTCAATAGGTTCTAAAATGGTAGATGACTTTATAAAAGAAGTTCATGTATCTACTATTGGAGATAAAACAACTTTAGTAAGAGCTATCCTAGTTAATGGGTTTGAGATGGTTGAATCTACTGGTTGTGTAGATAAAGATAATTATAGTGAAGATATAGGAGCAGAAATTTGTTTGAATAAGATTAAGGATAAAATATGGTATCTGTTAGGATTCTTATTACAAACAGCTTTTAAAGGATTTAAATAATTGTGAGTAGGCTAGTTAGTTGTAGTAGTTGTGGGAGAATCCATGAAGCTACTTATATATGTGATAAGAAGAAAGCTAATATGAAAAGGAATAGAGATAGATATAAAGAGAAGTTGAAAGGTACTAAAGATATAAGAAGTACTGGAAGGTGGAAAAGAAAAGCTAACGATATAAAGGTTAGAGACTTAGGATTATGTCAGATGTGCAAGCATAACATGGACATGCTTAGTGATATGAAGTTATTTAATGCTATCAATGTTCAGGTACATCACATTATTAAAATAAAAGATAATCCAGA